AGCGGCGTTTCCGCCAGTGGAACTTGGCGGCTAATGGGGCAGATAGCTAAATCAACGTCTACTGCGGCCAACTCTAGCTGCTGGTTAAGGATTTCTTGATATGAACTACCGCAACGCAAAATACATCAATGCCAACGGTTGGATTGATTGTGAGATTGAACACCCTGCTCTCGGCTGGATACCTTACACGTTAGACCCCGCAGACACTGACATGACGATCAACAACGGCGATCTTCTGGCAGCTATGGCAACTACTGTGGATGTCGCAGCTTACGTCCCACCCACTCAGGCTGAACTTGATGCAGAACTTGCACAAGCAGAGCGTGAAGAACGCAACCGTAAACTAGAGACTGAGGTTGACCCTATTGCAAGCAACGTCCTACGCTGGGGAGCATTAAGCCCTGCTGAACAAGCTGATTTAGCTAACTACCGTCAGTCTTTACTTGATGTACCACAACAAGCTGGCTTCCCTCGTGGTTTAACATGGCCAACTAAACCTAGCCAAATAATAGGACACAAATGATGCTAGATAGGCTGCATATTGGGTTATGCAACCTATTTAGGCTGCGGTGCATTTTAGGGGTTACGGTCTGCTATAATTCTTCGTAAGGTCTTTATAAGGAAACGCACAAACAAACAAATGGAGACCTACAATGACAAACGCGCCTCACCCAGAATTCGCCAAAGCAGTAGTTGAACTTCTGTCCGATGAAGAAATGAAGTCCTACGGTCAAACTCCGGACCAGTGTGACCAGTACCTGTTCGCCGACGAGCTGTGCAGCCGCCACGACTTCCACAACTCAGAAGCAAACGTCGAAGTGTTCGAGACCGCACTAGACAACCGTGCGCGAAAGCAGTGGCTTCTAATCAACGGTGGCTTCTGATCAACAGGGGGCTCCGGCCCCCACCTACCCACGGAGACAGACAAATGACTTTTTCAACTGTAGACCAAGCGATAGGCGAAATGGCTAGAAATATCGGCCATGAGTACCCAGACCACGCATGGTTGCTGTCCGACTACGATGTTTGGACACGCAACCCACACTACTCAGGACCGCCACAACCGCACCCTGAAGATGATCAAGCTCTTTACGAGGAAGGCGATCAAGACCTTTACGCAATCGATGACGAGTACGATTATTACTGAAACGATCGGGGGCTTCGGCCCCCACCTACCCACGGAGACAGACAAATGGCACTACATGAAATCAGCAATGAGTACCTAGACAGCAAGTACGTAAATTCTTATGCAACTGAAGAAGGCCTTCGTAAAAGGATTAGACAGGACAGAGAACTTTATCCCGACTACTACGACCACTTTATTATCGTTCGTACGCCTAGAGGCCGCTGGACAGCACTAGTACAGCTTGACACATCAAAGGGTGGATCAATGGCCCGCTACAGTGGCCTTACGAAAATCTAAACCAAACGGGGGCTTAGACCCCAACCAACATAAACAATCGATAGGAACTTACACTATGAGCAATATCTTCCGTTCCCCCATTGCAGAACAAATGTGGGATATGAAGTACCGTCTGAAGAAGTATGATGGCACACCTGTGGACCTTACAGTTCACGACACTTGGGAGCGTATTGCTAACGCTCTAGCGGCTAAGGAGAAGGACCCTGAGCGCTGGGCTAAGGAGTTCTATGAGGCACTCGAGAGCTTCAAGTTCCTTCCTGCTGGTCGTATCAATGCTGGGGCTGGGACAGGTGATCGTAACGTGACGCTATTCAATTGCTTCGTTATGGGAACTATTGACGACAGCCTTGGCGGCATTTATGATGGCCTTAAAGAGGCTGTGCTGACTATGCAGCAGGGTGGTGGTATTGGCTACGACTTCAGCACACTACGACCACAAGGGGCTGAGGTTAAAGGCGTAGCTTCTGATAGCTCAGGGCCTTTGTCCTTCATGGATGTATGGGATGCTTCCTGTAGAACCATCATGTCCGCAGGCACTCGCCGTGGTGCCATGATGGCTACCATGCGCTGCGACCACCCAGATGTTGAAAAGTTTATTGAGGCTAAGCGCGACCCACTACGTCTAAGGATGTTCAATATGAGTGTCCTTATAACTGATGAGTTTATGGAAGCGGTAAAAAACAACCAAAGCTTTGAACTAAAGTTCGATGGCAAGGTATACAAGACTATCGGAGCCAAAAGCCTGTGGGACAAGATCATGTCCTCAACCTACCACTATGCTGAGCCCGGGGTTATCTTTATAGACCGCATCAATGAGATGAATAACCTGAACTACATTGAGGTTATCGCTTGCACCAACCCTTGCGGTGAGCAACCGCTTCCTCCTTATGGCGCTTGCCTCCTTGGTTCTATTAACCTTGTGGCTTTGCTAAATGATGACTTCAGTATCAACAGGGATCTAATGAAAGCCACTGTACGCACAGCAGTCCGTATGATGGATAACGTAGTGGATGTCTCTAAGTTTCCCCTACCAATTCAGCAAGCCGAGGCTGAGAACAAGCGCCGCATTGGGCTAGGCGTCACAGGTCTCGCGGATGCTATGGCTCTTGGTGGTGTGGTCTATGGCTCTGATGAAGGTGTAGCTTGGACTGATGAGATTATGAAGCAAGTGTCTGTTGCAGCCTATGAGGCTTCTATTGACCTAGCTGCTGAGAAGGGGTCTTTCCCCTTGCTTGACGTAGAGAAGTTCCTTGCTTCAGGTAACATGCAGCAGATGCCAGAACATATCCGTGCAGGTATCCGTGAGCATGGTATTCGCAACGCTCTGCTCACATCTATCGCACCTACTGGTACTATCAGCCTCTATGCTGGTAATGTATCCTCTGGTATTGAGCCTATCTTCGCACTTGGCTACGAGCGTAAGGTTATGCAGAAGGATGGCTCTAAAATCACTGAGGTTGTTGAGGACTATGGTGTTACTAAGTGGAAGCGTGACAGACCTGGACAACCTTTGCCTAGTAGCTTCGTGACAGCGCAGACACTGACACCCAGCGCGCATGTTAAGATGCAAGCTGCTGCCCAACGCTGGGTTGACAGCTCCATCTCCAAGACTGTCAACGTGCCTGAAGACATTAACTTTGATGACTTCAAGCAGGTCTACATGGACGCCTATGAGTTTGGCTGCAAAGGCTGTACAACCTACCGTCCCAATGAGGTCACAGGCTCCGTCCTAACGGCCACTGAGGAGGGACAGGTAGAGGAAGCTGGTGCTTGTGAGTTGAAGTTTGACGAGAACACAGGGCAGGTTATCCGCTCCTGCGAGTAAAAACATTAGCCCTGCTAGAAATAGTGGGGCTTTTTTTGTATTGCTTATTTTAGGGGTTACGACCTGTTATAATTTTTCGTAAGGTCTTTATAAGCAACCACACAAACAAAGAGGAAGACAAATGAATATTATGACCTATACAGCCACTGCTACACTCGCCTTGGTGGCAGCTTGTGCCCAGCCTCAGCCTATCTGCGACAGAGAGGCCCAAGAGTGGAACAAGTTCGACACAGCTGAGGACTTGTGTGATGTGGTGGCCACGTACCGCCCTATGGTAGTGGTAGAGCACCGCAGAGATCATGACCGCAACCGTGACCGAGATCCTGTGGTTGTGGATCAACCTAAGGATAAACCTAAGGATCAACCTAAGGACGATGACAACGGTCCTAACCGCCACAAAGGCGATAACTCAGACGCCAATGGTAAAGGTGGCAACAAGCATGACCGTGATGACTTTACACACGGTGGCACTGAAGTAGCGGAGGGAAAGAAATGACTGATGACCCATGTGACGAAATGCTACCACCTCTAAAAAAGGAAAAGAAATGACTGATAAGATGGTAACTGACATCCATGCTATGCACGCTAAGTTTGGGGTGCACGACGCTATTGCAAACTTCACCCCAAGTATGGCTAAAGCCTTTCTGAAGTTTAGGCTTGCGTGCATTGATGAAGAACTTAACGAGACTAGAGACGCTGTCGCTGATGGTGACCCTGAGGAGGTTGTGGATGGCTTAATCGACATCCTAGTGTTCACTATCGGCACCTTAGACCTACTCAGCATCAACACTGAAAAGGCTTGGGACGAGGTTGTCGCCTCAGTTAGGACAAAGGAAGTTGGGGTGAAACCAGGAAGGCCAAACCCACACGGTCTACCCGACCTACTAAAGCCTGAGGGCTGGAAGCCACCATCCCACAAAGGAAACCATGGTAAGCTCAAGGAGATCTTCAATGCCTGACCTAGACAAAACACTTTGCGAACGTGGTGGCCGCTACGGCGACTTTGCGGACGGGGCGAAGCTCACACAAACCCTAATGGACAATACTCTTGCTGGTGCAACCGCTGAGTTGAGCCCTGTGCATATAGAAGCCTTGCATATGATCTTCCACAAGATCGCCCGCATGTGCTGTGGAGACCCATACTACGTAGACAACCCACACGACATCGCAGGCTATGCGACGTTGCTTGAGAAGTATCTGCGGGCACTGGAGGACTAACCTATGGAGATCGTACTAGCGTGTGATGAGGCTTGGGGTATTGCTAAAGATGGGGTGATGCCATGGCCGAGACTGGCCTGTGATATGAAACACTTCAAGGCTCTGACTGAAGGCCACTGTGTAGTCATGGGTAGCACGACGTGGAATGACAAGTGCACCCCATGCCCACTGCCGAACCGGTTGAACGTTGTAGCTTCAACCAAAGAGGTGCAAGGGGCATGGGCAGTAATCTCCGGGGACCTGCCAACAGCGATCAAAGACCTAGATGTTGGAGACAGAAAGAAGTTTGTTATCGGTGGCGCCAACCTAGTCCACCAGGTTCTGCCGTTCACGGACGTTTTGCACATTACCATGGTGAAGGGTGTGTACAACTGTGATACTACCGTTTATTTGGATAAGTATCGGCACCTCTTCAAGACCACACTGGTCCGCGAGCTAGGGCCTACTGCGACCTACATAAGATTGGAAAGAGCATGACAAACGAATTTGAAACCTCCTACCTAGACACAGCTAAAAAGATAATAACGCAAGGGGCACACCGCTACGGCCGCAACGGTGGCACCTCCTCCATACCAGCCCAAACCTTGACATTCAACTTGAAGGATGGCTTGCCGTTGCTGACGACCCGCAAGAGCTTCTACCGCGGAGTGTTTGGCGAGTATGCTGCACTGATCCGCGGCCCCAAGCATGTCGACGACTTTAGGCGCCAGGGCTGTAACTTCTGGGAAAAGTGGGCTAAAGAGGACGGTTCTATCTGCCTTGACTACGGTAACGCTTGGACAGACTTCCATGGGGTAAACCAGATGGAACACGTTTTGGGCCTTATGAAACGTGACCCCTATGATCGCAGAATGCTTATCACTGGGTGGGACCCTTCACGGCTCGATGAGCTGGATCTTCCTTGCTGTCATTACAGTTACCAATTTTGGTCTGACGGCTGTAACCTAGACCTACTGTGGACGCAACGGTCCGGGGACTGGATGATTGGTGTCCCAGCTGATGCGCTTCTTGCAAGTGCGATGGTCTGCCAATTTGCTAGCCTCGCAGGGCTCACACCCCGGTCGGTCACAATGGTTATTGGTGACGCCCACGTCTACGATGAGCATGTGGACACCGCCTTACATCAGATCGAGAGAGAGCCTATGTCAATGCCACAGTACACTTTTGCTGCACAGGAAAACCTAACAAGCTTTATTCCAACTGACTTCGAGGTGCATAATTACCGACACCACCCTAATCTATCATATGAACTGAAAAGCTAAGGGGACCGTTAGATGACTAGAGCTACACAGTTTGAGCTAGAGATACAGATGCAAGACCGGGGGTATGCCCGGTTTCTGAAGCAACTTGAGGCTGCAAGGGCCAATGAGAGCCAAAGCAACACAGCGCATGGCAGAGAACTTATCAAGAGCAACATGACCAACATGGTTGATAGACTGGAGGCCTTTATACAATCACAAGAGAAGACCCGCCGCAAGGCACAGGCAGTTATCCTGCTAGCTCCTTTGAACCTTGAGGCTGTAGCCTACCTCGCGCTCAAGGCAATTGTCAACAGCTTAGGCCACGCAGAAGCTAAGGTGACAGCCACAGCTTTCCATATCGGGCAATCCGTCTCCAATACCATCACTATGAACCAGCTTGCTAAGGATAAGGATAAGAAGGGGCTAGTCAAGCATATTGAGACAAGCGCAAACCGGACCATAGGGAATGACAAAGCAAAAGACAAATCAGTTACGGCTAGCCTTAAGTTCTTCGAGATTGGCTCTCACTGGTCTGAGGAGGAACGCCTTAAGGTCGGTATTACGCTGGTCCACATGGCCACTGAAGCTGGGCTAGTCGGGCAAGAGCTGGTTGGGGTTGGTAAAGACTCCTTCTACCAGCTGGTGCCTACTGCTAGCACCTTAGAGATGATCGAGGTGCTCAACCTCTGCCCGGAATTTATGCCTGTGTTCCTCCCGATGGTGGTAGAACCAACTGACTGGGATGAGGATGGCAATGGTGGTTATCTTACACTGCTCCAACCACTTATCAAGACGCGCTTCCATGGACACGATGAGGCGCTCCGTGAGGCTGACCTGGGTTCTGTTAGGCAAAGCATCAATGCGATCCAAACAACCGCCTGGAGCGTCCACGCAGGGCTTCTGGAGGTAGCTCAGGCAGCTGTATCCAAGAAGCTCGCTATTTACGGCCTACCGTTCAACTACAGTGACAGCCAACAGAAGCGTATGAGCCTTAGGGCCAGCTCCGGTATGATCCTTGGCCTAGCTGAGGAGTTTAAGGACCGCGAAGCTATTTGGTTCCCACACAATATGGATTGGCGCGGTAGGGTTTATCCTATGGTAGATGGGCTATCCCCGCAGGGCAACAAGCTAGCCAAGGCGCTCCTTTCGTTCGCTGACGGTAAGCGCCTGAAGGACGGCGCGGAAAACTTCCTAGCTATCCATATCGCAAATGAGTATGGTAATGACAAGACCACCTTAGCAAAGCGGGCTGCATGGGTCTTTGAAAACGAAGAAACCATTCTGAGCGTAGCTAGTGACCCCTTCGGCCCAAACCAGGATTTCTGGGTGGAGGCTGATAACCCTTGGGGGTTCTTACGTGGCTGCATGGAATGGGCTTGCTACTGTGAAGATCCCGACGGGTTCATGAGCACCTTGCCAGTTGCTTTCGACGGGTCCTGCTCTGGGTTACAGCACTTTTCAGCTATGTTCAAGGACGAGACTGGTGGTACACGGGTGAACCTGGTCGCTGGTCTTGAGCGGCAAGACATCTATGAGGCTGTTAGGCAAGCTGTTGCGGCTAATCTGGAGACCTCTGAGGACCCTCTAGCAAAAGACTGGCTAGCATCCAGTTTATTGACCAGGTCACTCTTTAAGACCCCCACAATGACTTATGGCTACTCCTCTGAGGTTGCTGGTATGACCGACCAAATAAAGCAGCATGTTACAGAGACCGGTAGTGACACTTTCAGCAAGGACCAACTGTTCACAGCTTGCAACTTCCTAGCCAAAGTGACCTTTGCTGAGATTGAGAAGACTGTGGTCAAAGCAGCTGAGGCTAAGAACTGGCTGCAAGGGTGTGTGCGCGGACGGAAGGAGGCTGCGCGGTGGACTACACCAGACGGGCTGCCTGTTGTCCAGAAATACTTGACCAGAAAGGCTAAGCGGATAGACATCGTACTAGACGGCAAAACAAGTCGTCCTCAATTTGGGGTCCTCACAAGCTCCGTGGATGTCCGCAAGATGGCTTGCTCTATCTCACCTAACGTGATCCACTCTATAGACGCCACGCACATTCGTATGGTCGCTGTAGCTGCTGCTAGCGAACAGATCCACAGCATAGCAATGATCCACGATAGCTTCGGGTGCCATGCAGCGGATGCTGGTAGGTTTTTCAACATCATTCGGGAGCAATTTGCCACACTGTACGAGTTAGATGTAGCCGAGATGCTCAATCAGGAGCTGTCCGAGGGTGAGCATGAGCTGCCCACTATGGGGGACCTAAACATAGGGGACGTCTTAGAAAACGACTATGCGTTCGCCTAATAAGCTAAAATTGGCTAATTTGAGGGGGTTCTGGGTCACACCAGGGCCCCTTTTTGCTATCCCGGGGGCTACCTGTAAGTGCTTGAAAACAAACACAAGTTAAAAAGCACCACTATAAGAGAAAGAACGCAAGTTCACTCTGGGGGCCGATAGAGCTTCGAGACTCAAAAGAGTAACGAAAGACCTCTCCCCTACTACCCTGCCCGATGGTGACGATGGTGTCATCTAGGGCCCGTAGTAGGTGGACACCAACCAGTAAAGCCAGCACTTACGCTGTCTAAAAACTCTTTGTTTTTGGGGGTAGGGGGCACTCCTGAGCTTCAGATCTAAAAGAGTAACGAAAGACCCCATAGGAGTACTATAACATGGTAGACTTCTACCAAGAGCTGATCGACGAGATGGATGAGGAGGAGGCTAAAGCTCACCTAGAGCACCTAGCGAGCCTCGACATTTCCCTATTCGAATACATCAACTACACAGTGAACCAGTCGTCCTTCCTAAATGAACTATGCGAGGAAGAGCACTATGGTCACAAAATGTATCCGGAGCTCTCTCATGACTAGACGCAAACAATACGCAATATCCTTGCTTCTGGTAGCCCCGACCTCTGCTATGCTTATAGACTATGCTCTGATGCAACCCACCACAGCCACTATAATGACCCCCTTGGTCTACGCAGCAGTTTATGCTTTAATTTCGTTTAGCCACATAATAAACATGACAACAGAAGAAGAAGGAGACACAAAATGAAATACTACCTCCTCCCCGATGGGACAGTAACTTTTAAGCGTAAGGAAGCTCTAGGCTACGACAATGACTGAGCTATCAAGGCAGCCCTGCCCACACCCAAGTTGCGAGAGTTCTGACGCCTTCAGCTACAACACAGTGAAGCAGGTAGGAGTCTGCTACAGTTGTGGCAGCCCTTACCCTAAGAAGGGCGTTAAGTATTCCGAAGAAACTTTAGCCAATTACCCACTCTCCAATGATGATGGTGGTGGTTTCCAACAAGACACTCCTGCACCTCAGGGTGGTACCTTCGTCCCTCTCCGTGGCATCTCGAAAGAGACTATGGAATTCTATGGGGTAAAGACCACACTGGGGCCCTCAGGTGAACCTAAAGCCCAGACCTATACCTACCCGTCTGGGTCTACCAAGACCAGGACCCTACCAAAGTCCTTTACGGCTCAAGGCAAGCTGGACGAGCTTTTCGGTATGAACCTGTTCGTGCGTGGTAGCTCTAAGTATGTCACTATAACTGAAGGTGAGCTTGATACCCTCAGTGCGTGGCAGATGCTTGGTGGTTCAAACGCTCGCTACCCTAACCCAGTTGTCTCACTCCCCTCAGCTAATCCTTCAAAAAGCTTTTGGGAGAACGTGGTTCCCTGGCTAGATGGTTTTGAAAAGATCATCCTGTCAGTTGACGCGGACGGCCCCGGGGATGCTGTGG